TCCGATCTGGTTGGCGAAGCCCTGACGAAATTCTTAACTACATAACTTACTGAACATTAAGTTATAACATAAGATGTAATAAAGCTTGCCCACTAAATAAATTCAAAGTATAAAATGAAATGGCAACACTTCAGGAAATAGCAGACGCTTGGGGATGCTCTCAACCCTATATTTCAAAGCTTAAAAATAAGGGAATGCCAACAGACACAATCGAGAACGCTACTGCTTGGCGAGAGAACAATAGGGAACGATCCGGAAAGCTTCCATCCAACAGCATCTCTGGAGGGGTGGTCATTCCAAAGGATACTTCAGTTCCAGTAAGCAAGGGTGACCTATCGAGAGACGACATCTATGGGTGCTTGGCCAGAGCAAGGAATACTGAAAAGGTGGCGTATGCAATTCTGCACAATGCACAGGTGAACAACGAAACTCATAAATTGCCAAGCTTGGTAAAGGCGCATCGTGAAGCAGTCAAAAGCAGGATGGAGGCAGAGATCAAGGTCGAGTCGTTGCAAGTTGCCATGGGCGCAAAGATCGATGCAGATGTGGTGCGAAACATTTTTGCCAGATACATGATGACGATCAGAAACCTTATGGAAGGTCTTGGGTCGAGCGTTTGCCGGAGGGCGAACCCCAGTGATCCGGAATTAGCGAAAGATGCGATTTCAGATGGCGTAAAGCAGATCATCGCAGTAATTGAGAAAACGAAGGGTGGAAAGCTTGGGGATATGAAAGATGTTGACTTAGAAGAAAATGAACCCATTTTAGGTGCAAATGAGCAAGTACCCCAAGATATTGAGGTTAAAACTGAATGAGATACAAGGGGCTGGTTACAATCCTAGAAAGATTACTCCAGAGGCGTTGGGTCGCCTCACGAAAAGTCTTACAGAGTTGGGAGACATTCAACCCATCACGATCAATGTTCGGACTGGAAACAGGATCATTGGTGGGCATCAGAGGTATAAAATTTACCAAGCCATGGGGCGTGATGAAGTCGATGTGTGGGCAGTCGATTTGCCGGAAGACAAAGAGAAAGTTGCGAACCTCGCACTCAACAACCTTGCGGGGGAATTCGACAACGAAGCCCTCAAAAGCCTCCTCGAAGAAATTGACCAAACCCCGCTAAACATTGAATTGACCGGATTCTCCAAAGAGGAGATCGAAAAGATGCTTACTGGTGCGCCACCAGAAGTTGATGACATAAAAGAGGAAATCGAGACAGGCGATGTGGAAATGATCCCCCTTTATGTGGAAAAAAAGGATTTGAAGGATTTCATGGGGAAGGTCAAGCAGATCGGGGAGAGCAAAAAGATCGAGGGAATCGCCAACATCATCTTGGCATCTGTTTACGAAACCCATGGGAACCTCGGATAAGTATGAAAAGCCGGATGAGGCGGCCATCATCTGCTGTGGAGATCCTAAAAGCAGACACGCAAACTCTGCTGTATTTCTTGCAGACGACTGCATAGGGCATTCGATTTACCCGCATCTGTTCTTTTTCTCGCCTCACACCAGCAACGAAAAGAAGAATACTAGGATATTGAGTGGCAAGGGCTACCCTGTTTGGTTCTGTGGAAACGGACAGCAAGCCTGTTTGGATATAATCTACAAGCTTTCAAAGTTCAAAATGCGTTCTTGGGTGGGTGTTGCTCCGGATCTTCCTGAAAAGTACAACATCAGCAGGGAAGGGATCGAGTTCCTGTGGAAGATGCGCCCAGCCAGAGATATTGTTTTTACGGACATGAAGATGGATGATGTGCTTTTGAATTGGGCATTCGTGCATCTTAAACACGCTAGGAATGTTATTTGCCAGACAGACGACGAGAAAATTCTTTATCCATTAGGTACTAAACTTGTTTCCATACATGAGGACTTCCGGCTATGACGGCGCAGGAGCTAGAAATACTTGCCCAGACATTCTGGATTCCAAAAAAGGATCTTTCAGTCACAGAATGGGCTGAATCGAATCTATACTTGTCAGAAAGAGTGTCCTCGACTGCTGGCCCATACTCCACCCTGTTAACCCCATATGTTCGGGAACCATTGGAAAACTTCAGGGACGAGCGACTACGAACCATGATTCTGTGTTGGGGGGCGCAGACTGCCAAGACCACATCGATCCTAGCCGGACTAGCCTACAGATTGGATTTAAAGCCTATTCCTACGATGTGGGTCATGCCAAATGAGAATCTAGCCAGATCCTTCTCCGAGTACCGCTGGTTGCCCATGGTGGACGATTGTGAGGCATTAGCACGGCATAAGCCAAAGAATCTGGATAAATACAAGCTGATGGAACAGCATTTCGATAAAATGTCGGTATGGTTTTTTGGAAGTAACAGTCCGGCCAATCTTGCATCTCGTAGCGTGGGCTTACTCATTTGCGACGAAACTGATAAGATGTCCGAGGCAACATCCAAGGAAGCCAATTCTATTCAGTTGGCAGAGGTCAGGACGAAGACTTACCCCCTATCCCTTACTGTACAAACATCCACCCCAACCACAGATTATGGCCATATCTGGCAAAGCTTCAAGAGGGGTGACCAAAGGTATTACTATGTGCCATGTCCCTTTTGTAACGAGGAACAGGTTCTTACTTGGCCACAAGTAAAATGGGATGAGAATGCCAAGAATGCAGATGGCGAGTGGGATAACGAAAAAGTGCGTTCTAGTGCCTATTATGAGTGCATTTCGTGCAAAGGAAGGATAACTGATGGCCACAAGACAAAGATGTTAAGGATGGGCAAATGGAAGCCAACAAACCTTAATCCAGAGCCTCAAGTGAAGTCCTACCATCTTTCCGGCATATATTCCCCATGGGAAACATTTGGGAAGCTATGCGTACAGTTCCTAAACGACAAAAAGAGCGTCATGGGGTTGCAGAATTTCGTCAATTCAGTGCTTGCCCAGCCTTGGGTCGAGATTGAGGAGGAGAACCAGACAAAGGTATCCGGCTCCGGATATAAGATGGGTCAGAAGTTTGAGGAATGCGAAAAGCGAATCATAACAGCGGATATTCAAGAAGCCAAAGGATTCCATATGTGGGTGGTCGTGCGTGGATGGAAAAACAATGGCGAAAGCAAGCTGGAGTGGTGTGGGAGACTGGAATCATGGGATGCCCTACGAGCCTTGCAACTGGACTGGGGTGTAGGCGATAAAATGGTGTTCTGCGACAGTGGCTCCAATACCAGAGAGGTTTATTTCCAAGCCTGTAAGTGGGGGTGGACTTGTCTTCTGGGTTCTGACTCTGCTCAGTTCGTTCATGTGACTCCTACCGGACGAATGATTCGCCCATTCAGCACGATTAACTGGGGAGATCCTCTTTCAGGAACAGGAAGGTCAGCACAGGCAGAGGGGCTGATGAAGTCTAAATGTCCTGTGATTCGCTGGTCAAATCCCGCTGTAAAGGATATGTTGAGCTTGTTAAAGACTGGCAAAATGTCGAAGTGGGAGATACCGGATGACTGCCCCGAAGAGTGGCACAACCATTTAAGCGCAGAGGTAAAGAGGGCAAAGTATAATCCCCTGTCCGGAAGGACTAAAATGGTATGGCATCGTATTCGCAAGGATAACCACTTAATGGACGCAGAATGCATGAATCTAGTAGGAGCCATGCTGTCCGGATGTATGCCAGTGCCTCAAGATGACAAGATAGAAATTGAACAGGCAAAAGAATGAATACAATTCTAGCGTATGTTTTTTATTATATTGGTCATGTATTCAGCTATTTTATGATGGTTACAGGGATTGGGTATGCATTCTATAACAAGATGATGCTTGCGTCGATCAGTCTTGATGAAAACGAGCTTATCTGGAAGCGAGTAAAACAACGGCGTAAATATGGGCGCAAGTGTTGACAGCTATATAAAAGCATGGCTATTCAGGGTGTATATTACGGTTTGGATCTGGCCACGGTTACACAGATTCGCACAGAAGCCCTTACAGCAATCGAAGCCATCCTAAAGACTGGTGCATCCTATAGCATTGGTGGAAGGCAACTTACGAGGGCTAATTTACAGGAGCTACAGAACACTGTAATGGAATGTACAGTTGCGATCAATAGACTTGCTGGCCCAAGGGCTAGAATCAATCGCACTTTTCCAGATTATTCAAGGGGTGGCCGGAATTAAACTGGTTGATATAAATAGCGATAAATATGAATCACCTCGACAAAATGATTGAAAAAGTGGACAGGCTCAAGAACGAGTTTGAGGTGGTAAAAGCACCAGTCGAGGTTTTGACAGAGATTTCGCCCAAGAACAATGCGGAAATCCTTGTAATGCAACTGCTTTATGTGCAGAATCAATTCCGGATCTACCACTGGCAGACAAGAAGCTACAGCCATCACAATAGCTTTGGAAAGATTTACGAGATCCTAGATAAGTCTATCGATGAAATTCTTGAAACCTATTTCGGAAAATACGGAAGGGCGCAAGCAACTGCGAACTTCAACATTTCTCTTATGAACTTTGTGGATGGAGCCGGAGTTACTCTGGCAAATCAAGCAATCGACTTTTTCATGGGGGAATTCACAAGAAGCGTAAAGCCATCAGATACCGACTTGCTGAACCTTCGGGACGGCGTTGTTGGGGAACTGAATAGGCTAAAGTACCTATTAACACTGCAATAATATGAAAATCCTAGAACTTATCGATAAAGCAATTGAAATGCTTGCAGACTCAAGCAAGGCAATCAACCTGTTCAAGCAACTGATGGATCTATCCCATAAGATCACTAGGGCAGAGCATCCATCTAGCGAGGAAGACAAGGCGCAATATTACAGCATAAAAGAAGAGCTTTTAAAACAACCCAAAGAGGCTATTGCTAGAGCCTACCAAGTGAACACAAAGATCCCTTCTACAACCGACACAAACATCGTTGCCCACTATTACGACGATGCGATCCAGTACATTGATAAACTTGGATTCAATATCGATTTGCCGAGGAAAAAAGCGACAACTGAAAACATGGGCAAAGAAGAGGGAAGATGCTGGGAGGGTTACGAACCTGTTGCTGGTGTGAAGCCATACGAAAAGGGCAGTTGCCAGAAAAAATAATTTATGCCTAGCCTGAATTTTCTTGAGAAAGCCATCACTGCAATTAACCCCAAGTTCGGGGTTAAAAGACTTGCCGATAAGTGCAAGCTTACAGAGTTAACCAGATTTGCCGGAGCTTATCCCCTTCGTGATAGGCTACCATCACGGCCATTGTCTGGTGGTGAAGGATACAATTCTACCTACGAGCGTATTGAGTTGATTAAAGCTGGTCGTGATCTTGAGGATAACAATCCAATCATCCGGTCAATCCTTCTGAAGTTTTCGCAGTATGCTCTTGGTAATTTCCGATATATGTCCCGCACCGGAGACAGGGCGATTGATCAGTCGTATGAGGATTACTGGTCGTCTTGGTGCAGGAAGTGCGACTTCTTCGGAAGGAATAATTTTCATGCTCTTTCTCATCTTGCCCTTCGTTCCGTGCTTCGTGACGGCGATGTTGGGTTCGTAATTACTAGGGAGAGATCGATTGGTGATCAGGTAGATCCCAATAGCGACATCCGGATTCAGGCTGTAGAGGCAGATCGTATCGGTGGTATGTTCGACAATCCAACATCCAGCCAAGAATACATTGGTGGAGTCAGGTTTGATAAGTACGGACGCACGGAATCTTACAAAGTATATCGCCGGACACAGGGCAACTTTTATACAGATGCACAAGAAGTTCCAGCATCTTCTTTCCTGTTTATTTATGATCCCCTACGGCTGGACGAGGTTCGTGGTCGTAGCCATCTGGCCTCTGTAATTAACTACTGTAAGGATCTGGCCGAAACCATGGATGCCGAGAATCTGGCCGTTAAGAATGCGGCGTTCCGGATTATGACCATTTCGAATGCAACCGGATCTTCCGACGATCCCGCATCCTACTTCAATCAGGCTGAAACAGATTCTTATGGCAACAGCATGAACCTAGAAAATATGCAGAAGGGGCAGATCAACTATATCCCTACAGGTTCAGAAATGAAGATGTTTGAAAGCAACCGCCCATCGTCGGCTTTCCAAGGGTATGTCGATTTGATCGTTCACATGATTGCCTTGGCTTTCAATCTGCCTTTTGGATTCTGTTACGACTTGTCCAAGTTGGGTGGCCCGACAGTCCGGCTTGAAATGGCACTGGCTTCCCGCACCTTCAAGCGTTGGCAGACTATCCTAGAGGATCGGTTCTTTGATAAGATCAAGAACTTGGTCATCGCAGACGGAATCTCTAGGGGTAAAATCCCCCCTCACAGCAATTTTACAAGGGGCAAGTGGATCTATCCATCGGACAGCACCATAGATGTAGGGCGTGATTCGCAAGCAAATATCTCAATGTTTAAAGCAGGACTGATGACTGCGGCCGAGGCATACGGAACCAAAGGAGAGGACTACGAAGAAGCCATGCGCCAGCGAGCCTACGAGGTCAAATACGCCAAGGATTTAGCACAAGAAATGGGTGTTCCAATCGAATCCATTTCCGAGGCTTTTAAGCCATCCATGCCATCGTTCCCACAGGCTCAAGCACCAGCACCGGAACAACCACAGGTTCCCGATGAACAGCCCAAACAAGAGATCGCAAAGATTCAGCAACAGCACCTAGAAGACGACTATGTTCCGGCTAGGGCTAGGCGTACAAGCACATCGAAAGAATTTACGAAGCAGGATGCGGAAATGATATTGGATGCAATCGAAATGCAGGGCATCGCTGATATTGATCTTTACCCTAGTGATGGGATGGTCGAGGCGGCCAAATCTGCTTTGCGAGTAAGGGCTGAAAAGCCAGCCAGCCAGCGTGGAATGACACAGGTCGGAATCGCAAGAGCTAGGGACATCATCGGACGCAAGAAGCTTTCTCCCCGCACTTGGCGCAGGATCTATAGCTTCCTGTCCCGCCATGAGGTGGACAAGAAGGGTTCGACATGGAGCGAACACGGCAAGGGATGGCAAGCATACATGGGATGGGGCGGTGATGCCGGACTTGCAAGGGCTAAAAAGATTGTCGGTCAATTGGACAAAGCACGGAGCGAATAATGGCCGAGAGTAAGTGTCCACTCCCCACACAGGACATCAAAACCAATCTAGCCAATCGGCAGAAGGCTATTGATGTAGCACACTATGGTCCAGCCAATCCCAAGGAGCCAAATGAAGAATACTGGACAGCAAAAGCAAAGATCTTTGGCGGGTCGGTCAAAGAAGCAAAAACCATGCGTTGCGGTAACTGCGCCGGATTCAACCAAACAACCAAGCTCACAAACTGCATCAGTAAAGGCATTGGATCAGACGCACAAGAAGTTGAACAAGCTGGCGATCTGGGTTACTGCGAAATCTTCGACTTTAAATGCGCTTCTTTAAGAACCTGCGATGCGTGGATCGTGGGCGGCCCAATCACGGACAAGACAAACTTTGAACAACTAAAGGCAGATCTGATAGCCCTAAAGGAACAAGGGGCAACACTGCTTTACGATCCAAGCCAACAGCGGGACGAATCTGGAAGGTGGAGTGGTGGAGGCGGGAGCTTCAAGAGCAAGCTTATCGAGAAAGCGCAAAAGCAAAATCCATCCCTAGATATGGCAAAATCGAGCGTAAAAGGGGCTATAAAGGGCGTTACTGCTATTGCAGATGGAGCTAGGGTTGCGACTCAATATGGTGCTTCTAAAGCCTATCAGATCAAAAATTGGCTTGCTAGTGACAACGGCCAGCAGTTTTTGCGTGGGATTGCTAGAACGATCAGCATCGGATCTCAAGGAGGCATTGAGGCAATAAAAAGCGCACACGGAGATCGGTATAAGATTCTTATTGGAGCCTTAATT